GCACACGTTCGAGCCTTCTTGTTCGCGTAGCCAGTAGCTCGGCAGTTCTCACATTGGTTGGGGTACTTCCGCCCACGCCCGAGTTGAAGTGTAGTCCGGATCTTTGCAAACACTTGGCCACAGTCACATTGGAGAAACCTCTGCCTCTCAAGCTCACGCTTGGACATTGCTTGCACGCAAGCGTAATCATTAATTATGGTTCCAACATCAGTTGGAATACCAGCAAAGCGCTTTAAAGCTTCCACAGGGTTGGCTACTCTGAGTTTTTCCAGCAGCTGTCGGCGATCATATATGCGCTGAGCACATAAGACGAAGTTGGGGATCATGGCGGAACTTGACATGAACGTGTGAGAAAAAATGTGAAGACTGCGGTGGGGCCACTGTGTACTGAGGCACCCCCGATGGAAATGCCGGGTATAACTTTATATCATTGGCCTAAATTCAGAGTCAGTTCGCCCTGTGAGAGTTGCCCTTCACTCAGAAGTGTGTGGATGCGCGCCACAGCGTGGAAAGATGGTTCTCATCGTCAACGAGGCTTACACTACCAAAACATGTGGTCGGTGTGGTTATCAACACCAGACACTTGGAGGGAGTAAGGTTTACAAGTGCCACCAATGCAATCTAACGGTCGGAAGAGACATTAATGGAGCGAGAAACATACTTCTCAGGAATTTGGTTCCGCGCTTCTAACTGCAGCGCCCTTTCGAGGGCTTGGGTTTGATTTACCCTTATTCAGTATTGGGAGTATTTGACATTCTAGGATTTTCTAAGTTTGTTTAATTATTTCCAATATTAATAAATCAGGGAGCTTATGGTATGTGGCTTGGAGGTCTACCGGGGTTTCTTTTGGTGTTCGGTTGTGGGTCCATGGGCTTTAATGTGGCCAGAAATAAAGGATGAAGAAAACTTTACAAAAGCGACACACTACACGCAAGTTTAGGTACCCTCTAATCTTTAACCGAGTCAAGGATCTTTGTCCGCGCCCCAGAACTATCCTTAGTTTTGGCTGCAGCGCCCTTTCGAGGGCTTGGGTTTGATTTACCCTTGTTCAGTATTGGGAGTATTTGACATTCTAGGATTTTCTAAGTTTGTTTAATTATTTCCAATATTAATAAATCAGTGTTCAGGGTTTCTTGAAATTGTTTCTTCAAACCCTCCATTTCTTGGAGATGATCTCCTTCCATTTCAGCAATTTGATCGTCAAAACATTGATTTTCGAACTCCTTCACAATTTCCTCCAGCTCCAATATACGCTTTTTTGCTCTGCTTAAGGTTAGGGATTGGCCATTGCGGGGTCGTTTGGTTGATTTACGGGTAGAGCGGGTTTCAGGCATAATCAATAGTTCGGGTTGTTTTAGTTTTCCAAAAGGTTCAAAATGTGATGATGATTTGGTTAGTCCGAAGCCGCACCAATGACAATGCAAGAAATATTGTATAAAATTATATGATCATTGCCAGTCGTTCATTGGTCATTTCCAGAGGTTGCCTTGGGTAGTCTCCGAGTACCCATACCATCTTTTAAAGTTATTTGGCCTTTTGTCTCGTTAAAAAAGAACTATTTGGGTCTAATTACTTGACCTGTAGATTAAGGATACCTGATGTCATTTAAATGTAAAAAATGAATCCTTTGCGACTTGTAAAGCGTTTAAAGGTGCAAAAATGAGTTTTATATACTTTGCGGGTTTTCAAATGTTTTAAAGTGCAAAAAAGGCTTGAATGAATAATTTTATTCCCAAAAATCATACAGTCGTTTCTCTTGAGCATATAATTCAGAGTTCTTTACCAAATCCCGCATTGACTTTGATGTTAACATGATGTTTATCATGCATTGTGGCGATAGTAGGTACACCAAAGACTTTCGCAAGATTGCGTGGGCATGCCGGCGATACCCCCAACCAGTGGTGTCAATGCAATTCTTCAGTACAATGTTAAATGCCTTGAACCTCGTACATTCGTCATTAAGCTGAGGAATGAGCATTCCTGCTTCTGTAAGCACGTCGTGAAACCATATTCGCTCGTTAAATTGCAAGTACGATGCCGTTATCAGCAGCAGTGGTCCATGTAGCAATGGCAAGTCAGATTGTGCTTCTTCTTCACGCTGTTTGACTCGTCGGCAATCAGGGGATTGTGATGGTGATCGTCTTCGCTTGTGCATGTTCATGTTAAAAGTGAAGGGAGGGTTGTGTTGATTATGAGTCAGCTTAAGTGGGTTGACCCACCTGGTATAATTTTATATGAATGGAGGTCTAAGGTCACTCGAAGACCACTCGGAGACCACTCGGAGACTTTGTGAAAGGTTGTTTTACCCTAGGAAATCGTGAGAACCTTATGTGAACCAAAGACACAAATCAATTTTTAATGAGAAAAAATGAGTGAAATCAGTCAGTATTGTCATCTTCGTCGTCGTCGCTGCCATCCCAACCAAGCAGCTCTTGCAGGTGTAAGGCGAATTTTTGAGCTTCAGAGTTTGATTTGCCGAACTTTGTGACAAGCTCACATCGAAGGGTGGTGAATTCTGGGTCATGGAATCCTCCATTTTTAACCTTGTCGAAAAACACAGCTACCCATTGTTGTGGATAGCCATGATGAAGAACCAGCGTTGTGCGCAAAGGTTCCTCTTGACCAAGGACCAAATTTGTAACAGGTTCAACTGTTACTGAACCATCGGCCCAATGGGTTTGAATCCACGCGTTTGGATCCCCACGAGAAAGGATTGCGGTCTTGAAATCTTGTACGTTGGAAAAGTGAAGCTGGACATATTTTCCATCTTCATCTTCCTTCAACTCACCATAGCCTCGTGCATGCAAGTATGCAAATCTGTGAGAAGCTAGCATCCCCCGCATCGCTTGTTCTTCTTCATTGGAAACAAGCACCATGGATCCAAAGCGTGATTCGATCGGCGCTAGTTTGTCCCCCTCGTCTTCAGGGTCATCGGAGTCATATGAAGCTGCTGGAATGCCTTCGGCTGCGGCTGCGGCTGCGGCTTCAGCGTCGGCTCTAGCAGCTTCCAGTTGATTTTGTAGATCATGTATTCTGTTTAACATCTGGACTCCCCTCGCATCAGCAATTTTCTCTGCATCAAGGAATTTGATTTCAGCGGCTTTTCGGCCTTCCTCAGCCTTAGCCTCTGCAGCTTTTGAGGTGTCAGCTGCTTTTTGGAGTTCCTTTATTTTGAATTCTGCTTCGTCAATCAGTTCCATATACTTCGCTTCTGTTGCTTTCATAGTTTCTTTGAGTTGTGTCTGAAAGAGTTCATGGGCCTTTTTCATTTCATGCTCATGATCCGCTTCCAGGTCTGCTATTTGCCCATCGAAGTTTTCATCTTCAAAGTCCTGGATTTGCTTTTTTAGCCTTTTGATGATTCTTTTGGCACTTGAAAGGGATGTGGGCGTATCATCCATAGGTCGCTTAGCAGAGAATACTCCAAATAGTCCAGATCGGGTTTGAGGCATATTGACTTGTTCGAGGGAGTTAATCAAAAATTGTGATGATGACGTGGCAAGTCCGAAGCCGGCCCAATGATAAAACATGATAAACCGTCTAAATTTATATGATCCTGTTAACGTGGTTCCAGAAACCATATTAAGCTTGTAAGGTTGTTTTACCCTAGGAAATCGCGAGAACCTTAACCACCCCGTATGCACTCTAGTACAAGCCCAAAGTGCAAGCTTGTGTGTAAGCTTTATATATAAAACCAACCCTTACCCTAAGAATGCGTGAGAGCTTTGTGAGAGCCTTGCGAGGGCCTTGTGAGAGCCGTAACCACCCCATATTCACTCCAGTGCAAGCTCTAAGTGCAAGCTTGTGTGTAAGCTTTATATATATAAAACCAACCCTTACGCTAAGAATGCGTGAGAGCCCGTGAGAACCTTGCGAGGGCCTTGTGAGAGCCGTAACCACCCCATATTCACTCCAGTGCAAGCTTGTGTGTAAGCTTTATATATATAAAACCAACCCTTACGCTAAGAATGCGTGAGAGCCCGTGAGAACCTTGCGAGGGCCTTGTGAGAGCCTTGTGAGAGCTTTGTGCAAATTAAATCATAGACCACCCAAGGCATACTATCATATAAAATTATACATGCCCTTTGAACCCAATCCCCAAGGCCCTAAAATGACCCAACACTCTCTTCACATTTTGAAAGTTGCGCACCTGCCAAGCATGCCCTGTGGAATCGTTTGCTGTGGAATTACCCGTGGAAGTTATGATGTGCGCGTTGGTTTACCAGATGGCATTAACTCTACGTACATTAAACTATGCTCTCGGTGTTATAAACAACACTCAAGGCCTGGGTTTACCACCAGGTTTATAGAACCATATGGATTCCTGGTAGTTCCTGCGACTCCTGTGGGTCCTGGGGTTCCTGCGACTCCTGCGACTCCTGCAGCTCCGGCGGCTCCGGCGGCTCCTGCTAAGCCAAAAAAGCGGAAGGCTGGCGATGACAAGGTGACCGATATTAAGGTCAAAAAGGCCAAAAAAACGAGGGTGACCATCAACATAGACGACTCTACCGACGACTCCACCCACGAAGACACCGACGGCGATGATGAAAACTACTGCCGGATATGCTATGATACCAAATGTGGAATTCGGGGCTGGGTGGATTGTGGCGCTGGCCACAAGTTTGGAAAGCCGTGTTTGGCCCTTTATGCCGAAGGGCTCGCCGATAATGGGGCCGTCGATTTTATATGCCCATCAATGTACAACTGCGACCAAAAGATCAATGTCGCTCAACTTGATCTTAAAAAGGCAGTGGAAAAGAAAATTGCCCAAAACAACCTGAAAGAGAGCGGTATTCTAACCAAGACTTGCTTCTCTTGTGGCGCAATCAATGCTGTGACAGTCAATGAATTAGCAGATGACTATGTGGTTTGTCCAATATGCCATGCGCGTCAATGCACACGATGCGACCAAAGGAGCCACCTTGGAGCGTGTGTGCAAGAAAGAAAGGCCCAGGACGCTTCAGCTGAAGATGATATCAAAGCACTTGAGGCAGCTGGGATCAAAGTTACGAAGTGCAAGACGTGTGGAAATGGGCTAACCAAAGCTGGGAATGGGTGCAATGTGGTGAAGTGCCCGACCTGCGACGCTCACGTGTGTTTTGATTGTGGCACTTACATCTTGCAGGTTGGCACCCTGGCGCAAAAGCATGATAATTTTCAGCTTGCACATAAACTGCACTTTCAAGAACCTGATGTCGACTGCAAGCTGTGGCCTTAAGGCGGACATCATTAAAATATGATTCATATGCATTTTCTTTGTCTTTTCATGTTATCATCATACCTCCCCCAAATCCAAAGAGCCCCCTTAGCAGTAGGTAGGTTAACATGGATGCTACAAACGTAAACAACATAGTCAAAGGTAAGCTCCCGGTATTTTCTGAACCGAACGCACTATCAAAGGCGTCCTTCACAGCGATACTAAAGACTATAATAACCATGTTAGCCAGGGAATTAAGTAAAAACGCCTTCCACCACACGTCAGCAAGAAACTTGGAGCCCGTCAGCGGTTTCATTTTACTTTTGTTTAACCAGTCATATAAAGTTATACCTGGTTTTGTTAGGCCAACCCACCGTGCCTTTAGTTGACCCACGCACTCTTCACAATTCACAAACATGTCGAAGCGCAACCCAATTGACTTGACTGGTTCTCCTCCCCCATCTCCAAAACGACACTGTGCCAAGGATGATGAAAAGATCAACAAGTACTTTTTATTTTGTTGTCACATGCAAAACAACGACTTGGTTCAATATCTGCTTTCTTTGCAAGTTACTCACAAAAGCCATTTGGAAGAGGAGGACGACTACCTGGAGGACCACTACATGGATGAATGGTTTCTTGAAGACGAAGAGGATGTGGTACCAATTGATCCTGAATGGGGAACTGATGATGTGGAGTGTAATATTTGTCACAATGTGGAAATGCTGCGTAACATGAGTACTCGTGTGACCATTAGTAAATTTTTCACTGATGGCCAAGTTCAGTATGGTATTCAAACATGCGAGGGGCCTTTAAGTGGCCGCAATCTGGTGTTTGGCGGCAATGCTTATGTAATTGACTTTCATCAAGTATGCAAATCATGCACTGAGTTTGTCTGGCAATATTTCAACGCCCCGGCCGTACCTACTTTGGTGTCTAAGATTGATACCAACTACTTGCGAAACCTTCTGAGTGTTGACGTGGCGCATTTGGTCCTCGAATACACCAAGGCGGTCCTCGAATAGCTTTATTTCCATGTACATGTGTGAATAAATTCATGTTCGACTAAAATGAAGTTCTTCTGTGTCTCTAAGCTCTTTATCTATCCCATAGTTACGAATAGTCAGCTTTTTCTTAGAATAGTTAAACGTGCGGATCATATTAGGATGTATTTCTAAAGCCCCCAACCTTAAGGGCCGTCCAAAGGCCTCTGACATAGCCACATCTACATGCCATACTCTGTTCTTACAAGTACCTTTAACTTCAGAGACCACTGTGTGCCCAACGACTAAACCATCCCACTTTGAATCTAAGGGACATGAACCACTTCTATCAGTTAAAATGTACTTGGCAATATCTGGGAGCCGGCGCCCTTCTCTCAGAGCGCGGCTGGTATCCTGCGCAATCTGATAAGGGCTTTGGTCTTGGATTTGCTTATAACCACCATGTACAAAAAGAAATTTACCGACTTGGAGTACCACCGGCATATGCCGCGCCATCCAACGAGCTACCAAGCCCCCAGGCTTAAAAAGAGCTTGCTTTTTACGTAAACCCCCCCATCCAGCGACTTGGGGGGACGTCTGAAACATCATGTACATGCTATACTCATCATCCATGTAAACATTGCTAGCCTCATGGTTACCTAGGACTGACACCACACGCCCACCTTGTCGTTGAGCTTGTTGATCTAAGGCATGTAAGTACTGGAGGATATCCACTTCTTCACGCAGGTTCGAGGTGGTGCTCACAGAAGCATCTGATCGTCCATCTCTGTCTAAGATGTCCCCACATTGAACCACAACAGTAGTACCTCCTATCCAGTTTGCAGATTTGTCCACAACCTTCATCATATAGAGAACAGCCAGGAGAACCATTAAATCACCATGTACGTCCCCTAGAGCCACAACACGGCTCTTTAGAGGGAGTTGGGTGGGTAAGTGATGACACTTACGCCTAAAGAACCTCTCCAAAGTCTCAAATTGTGCAGGACCAAGCCTCCCTAAGCTTCTAGATATACGGCGTTCCTCGTTTAGACGCACAAGTAAAGGGCGCATTTTACATTTATGATAAAAAGAACCGCATTCAGCCATCTTTTATTACATTAGTCTTATATTATGATAACCCGAGCCAGAATTTGGGATATCCAGCGTCAATACAAGAATAAGGGTTCATACTACAAATGCACCTACACTAAGTTTGGAGCTCTGCTATTAAAGAGGAAAATACAAGAGTCATACCCAGTCTTGCCAACACCTCAACTAGACAACATGAAGAAGCGTGTGTGTGTGTGTGTGTGTATGGATGGGACCCCATGCGCGGCGGCAAACCCAGGATATAAAATTATACATGGGTCTTGAATTATATTTTGGAGAGGGAACTCTGGCCACCAATATCACACCACAATTCACAACGTTCGACATTCAAAATGCAAAATCTCATCTCTCAACCCGATATTGGTGGCCTGTTTTTGACCTACCTGGAAATTCCTGACTTGGTCCGATCCTTACTTCCAACAACCAAGAAAATATGCACAAATGTCATGAAGCATGTGTACCGGAAGCGACAAGTGGAATGTCGCCGATTTGCGCTTCGTAAACTCCATGACTATGGACATATCAACGATGGCTTACACGTATACTTTGCTATGGTGGATTTTTATCGTCACCGACGCGCAGGGCAGGGTGTTTGGAATCTGAAACACGCAAAGGCATGCTTTAAAAATCCCACACCTTATCTGCGACAATGGAAAATATCTCCACAAAAATACCAAGCTTTGCTGGACCGTGCTCTATATTGCTACAAACCACTGATGGTTTATCACAAAGAGTATATGCACAGAGTAAATCACGCACCTATTGATTATGCCACAATGTTGCCAATCGTGCGCAAACATTTTGCCCGAAAAGGGTTACCTTGGAAACTCCCAAAGAGGTGCCAGCTCTTGCTCAAGTATGGTGTGCTTCGATGCGGCTATCCAATATACAGCATGCCAGATATTTTATGGCGGGAAATAGACGCTGGGTATTTACCCCGAATTCCAATTCCGAATATAGGCCAACGGATGGATGATGGATACACAAACCAACCACCTTCGAAGAAAATTCGCCTATCTTAACAATAAAAAAACATCTTATGCCTTCTAAATTATCTGGAGAGTGGATATTTTTTATTATAAGCTTAGTGGCACTAGGAGCCACCATATTAACATTAATTTTGGTCCCAGAACCGAACGCCCCTCAACCCCCCGAACCCACCTGTAAAGATAACGAGTATGGTACTTATCCAGATTGCCTACCATGTCTCCCCGAAAATTGTATAAATGATCTAAGTTGTTGTCAGGAGGGGCTATACTGTTCCAGCCAAGGGGAGTGTGTAAGCTGCCTCCCAGATGGTGATAAAGGATGTCCAGAACGTCCGTGTTGTCAAGGGCTTCTCTGCAGCTCTGAAGGGACTTGCGTGTCTGCGCTGCCCGTTGGTGATGGGTGCCAGAACGACGAGGAGTGTGAGGAAGGTTCCAGGTGTCTGGACGACGTATGCACTGCTTGCCATAACCGGCCTGGTCAGGGTTGTAGCTTTAGTAGTGAGTGTTGCCCGCCTTTTGAGTGTCAGGTGAACAGCAGGCAGTGTTGGATCCCCTTGGAAAAAGGCCCTTGTGAGACGGGTCAATGTGCAGCGCCAGCTGTGTGTGGTCCCAACGACACCTGTTGCTTTCCTAGTTACCAGGGCTGTAGCAAAGATAGTGAATGTTGTGGAGAAATGACCTGTGAAGGTGGAAGGTGTTGCCTTAAAGCAGGTTTAGAGTGTCAGTCTGAGGATTGTTGTGCGCCAAACCAATGTCTGGGAGGTATATGTCAAGCACCCATAACTTACAGACAAAAAATTAGCTTTCATGACCCCAATAATCCTTCCCTGCAGGTATACACATCTGGGGCAAATGTCCGCTTTGGAGTTCCAACTGAGAAATCCGTCAAAACTTTTGAAATTTGGTACTTATATGACCACAATACAACAAGCATTATTTCTGCTAATGAAAACCTTCCAATTTTAGTTTTCATTTACATGGGTGGCGGCAATCCATATGTGTGGGCTGTTGATGACAATGGTTTTGTGAGATCATCGCCAAATGGTGATGCCACGTGGAATCTGGAATCTTTGGAACAACATTTATATGATGGAGGTAGGGTTGCCTTTAAGCTAGCTAGCTCTGGAAAATACTTGGTCCCCACCTATAATGAGTTTGACAATACGACCTTGTCGGATGATCTGTTTTATTTTGAGGTGCATATAGCATAAGTTATATGTTGTTACATAAAGAAATATGAAGGTTCTCTTCGTGGGTTATCAGGATTTTGCCAACGTATCCACATCTTTAGCTGCAGCTATCAACGAGCACCTGGAAGGCTGGGAAGCTAAGGTTGTCTGCTGTATACCCCACCCATTTCAATACCCTCTAAAGCACGATCTCGACTATGATCAGGCCAACCAAGAGGAGAAAGATCATATGCGCACCTGGGTTGAACAAGGAGTCGACGTGCTCATTTGGGCCAACGAAGGTTACCCTGGTAGATACTACGATTGCTATCATCCCAGTGGTCTCTTCAGACGTACCATAACGTTTGGGCAATGGGATAACATACCACGGAAGTTAATATTCCATGCGGGGCATGGTTTCCGCTCAAATCACGTCCTTTACAACTCTCTAGACCAAAAAACATTCGATGGACAGTTGGTTTCCCCAGATCTATGGCGGCTTGCTCTACCTCAAGCAGTCCCTTTGTTTGGAAAAGTGTTAGAGGTTGACAACAAACGTGTTGATCGGCTTTGGGAGCAGCGCAGAAAACAAGGTCAAATCATTGTTTGTCATTCACCCACCAATTACTCCTTGAAAGGCAGTAGTATAATCGAGGCTGCGGTCAAGGGTCTTGGATCTCAGGTAGAATATCGTCAGATTGGTGGACCTTACCACAAAGGACAATCCCTTCCTCACCAACAACTACAACAAGAAAGAAGACTTTGTCACATTTACATTGATCAGGTATCCATGGTTGGTGGGCTTGGTATGAGTTCTTTGGAAGCTATGGCCGACGGTATGATTGTTATATGTACTGTTCAAATGATTCCACAAATCCTTTGGAGGCAGGATATGTCTGAGTGTCCTTTAGTGCAAGCCCCTGCACCAACTGGTGACTCGACTGTGGATCTTTCAAATTTGCGGCTGCTGTTGCGAAACCTGGTGTCTCTGAGTATGGAAGAGTTAGAAGTCTTGGGAAGATCGGGGGCTCGGTTTGTTCAAGAGCGTTTTAGTTCATCTGTTATGGCCCAAAACTTTAAAGAAATTCTGGCTAATTAAACAAATTGCCAAAAGGTACTATGTTTGTGAACATTATTAAGCAAATTGACAACCAAATCACATTTGGGGTCATTCAGCCAAGCAGACCCATACCATACTTACACGTCCCATGGAAGTACCTGGATGAAGCAAAAAAGACTTTAAAAACCCAGACGCCCCAGACGCCCCAGCCCTATCTGCCTTCACAGCCGCCCCAGACGTTCCAGCCCTCTCTGCCTTCACAGCCGCTACAGACGTTCCAGCCCTCTCTGCCTTCACAGCCG